AAGCTTGGGCCAAATCGGCGGGGATCTCGTCGAGGCCGTCGTATCCGGCTTTGTAGTCCACGCGGATGCCTGCGAACGTATGCGGCATCGGCAAGCCTGCGTCGGTGCGACGGCCATAGAAGATCATGTCAGCCGAATCCACAAACTCGAGCGTGGCCCGGTCATCATGGATGCGGTACGGAATATCATCGCGGTCTGGGAAGTAGATCTGGGCAGAGTTGAGCATGACGTTCACGCCGCCCATTCTGAACAAATCCTCGCTCAGACAATCGGTGCCAAGCGTGGCATTGAAGCCATCAAACGAATTGATATGAGACACTAGGCCCGCAGCGGTCTCTTTGCCGTTGGCCGTGAATTCAAAGTGGGTGTGGGTCTTGGTCCCACTGGAGTCATGGCGAGTTAGTTCCAGGCGGTCATCTTGCACTTCGACCACAGCACGCAGATCGCTGGCCGTGTCGCTCGTCACCGTGAACGCCAACTTGTTGCCGATGGCCACACGTGTCACAGCCGAGACTGGGAAGTTGCGAAGCCGAAGCCGACGCTGGCCGCTGCCGTTGTAGGCTTCTCGGTACGTCTGCTCTCGAAAATTGCGGTCGCAGTAATTCTCGATGCGGGTAGATTCCGCATTGATCAAACGCTCGAGCAAAGCATCATCATCCGAGCTGGTGATGCCCATGTACGTTTTGGTGTCAGCCAGACTGACCAGAGCGTTGTCTGCGAGTGCCATGGCTTACAGGAACACCCGCAGGTCAACGCCTGCTTCTGTGGCATTGCCAGGAGCGTTGCCTTTTCGGTAGACGTGGCCAATGATGCTCTTAAACCGCAGATCAGAGCCAGAAGAGCTCGTCACCTTGATGTATCGCCGCTTGCCTTTCAGATCCACCAGGAAGAATGCCACGGTGTCGGTTGCTGAGCTCGGCGTTGTTGCGGCTGGGTACAGAGTTGCGTCGTTGGCGTCCACCGTGTCGCCTTCGGTAATCGTGATCTCCTGATCATCAGACGGTGCCTCAGTGACGCATGTGATCACCAAGAAAGATGCACCTGCACAATCAAACACCACAGACGCATCGTTTGAGCCTCCGTTGATGTCTGAGCCTACGAACTTCAAATCCTGTGAGCGAATCATTCTGTACTCCTGTTGGAAATGGGTCTGGCCGCCTTTCGACGGCCAGCCCGTGTTGGGTCTTAGATCACACAATGACGCGAGCGGTCATGCTCGCAGCAGTTGCAGTGATCGGAGCCTCGGAATTCCGTGCAAGGAAAGCCGAGACTGAGCAATCAGCAGTCTCACCGGGATCAGCCACGACGGTGATGTAGCGCTTGCGACCTCGGAGGTCAACAAAGAAATACGCTTCATCTTCGCCGGAGGTTGGCGTGGTGATGGATGCGGTAGCTCCGCTGATGTCTACTTGGCCGGAGCCTGAGGCATCAGATTCTTGGAGCTTGCAGTTGGTGAAAGCAACATCAGCGCCACCAGAGCCGAACACTTGCACGACCAGGTATGAGGCATTGTTGGTGTCGATCTCGAATCCTGCATCGGATCCATCAACGGTGAGGTTGTAATCAGCGTGAACGATGTTTTGGACATTGATCATGTGAGCACCTCAGGAAGTGGTAGCCAGTTTGACAACGGCACCAGCGTCGGACGAATCGCCAACGTCATGAGCCACGATATCGAATCGGGTGGTTCCGCGAACGCCGATCTGGTCGCTCTCGAAGTACCGATCCTCAGACACAGCCACCTCGGTTGGACGACGGTCGCCCATCGTGCAGCCAAGGTCAAGAGCGCCGAAGTAAGCGTAAGTGGTGTTGTTGGCGTCAGCCTTTGCAATCACGTCGCACAACACGACCTCGTATCCGAAGAGCTGACGCTGGGTGACACCTGCGGCCAAGGTAGCCGAAGTGTTGCCACCAGCATCGGCCAGCACATCAAGCACGACGCTGTGATAGAACTGGGTGCTCATGTACCACTTGGGAGTGGAACGGGTGAACACGTACTCAGGAGCAAGGCCCACGGTAGCGGTCAGATCGTCGATGCCAATGTTGGCCCAGCCTGCTCCACCGTCACGAACGCCAGCGCTGCCGATGGCGTTGTCGAGGCCGACAATGCCGCCGTAGGTGCTGGTGCCGTCACCGTTGAAGCCAGCCTCATCTTCCTTGTTGGCGAACGCATAGGCGATCTCACCGGAGATGTAGTCTCCGAGATTGACGATGGCATCCTCGGCCAGCTCGCGGCTGTACCGGGTCAGCACGCCAAACTTCTTGGCGACCAGGTTGACTTGATCAAAGGTGTTGTCCGACTCGGTGACGCTTGCGCCTTCACCAACTGAGTACGCGGTGAGGCCACCGGCACGACGGTTGATCAAGAGGCTGTCACGGCTCATGTTGAGCACGCGAGTGTTTGCACGGAACTTGCCGAACTCGGCACGCAGGTCGATGATCGCTTGATCCAGCTCTTCAGGAACCAAGAATCCACCAAGCGAGTTGTTGCCTTCGCTGTGTGCCTTGGCACCGTAGCGATCGGAAACCCACTGCTGGGCGGACTTGTTGCCCATGGCGCTGAGGTAGAACTGACCAAGGCCGTATGCGGTCTCGGCGTCGTTCAGGTGCTTCAGCTTGCCTTTGAAGGCAGGAGCGGTCACGACAGGAGTGGAGGCAGCCACGCGGCGGCGGCCTTCGTCTGCGTGCTTCTTGGTCAACTTGTAGAGCTCGGCCGCGACTGACTTGGCCTTCTTCTCATCTTCGTCTTCCTTCTCCATCTTGATGGATGCGGAAGCCACTTCTTCGGCGACCTCTTCCCGAACTTCAGCAGCCTCGTCCTTCTCTTCCATTTCAAGAGCAGAAACAAGGTCAGCCAGAGTCATATCAGGCTTGAGGTCAACCATCATCTTTTTGCGAATGTCTTCGCTCATGGTTGAATCCTTTTGGTTAGAAACTTGATTTGATCGCTCTGGCTGGGTCGTGGATGCCTGCTCTGCTTCTTCACCTGCCTGCCGACAGTTGACGCTCTCAGGAGTTTCGCACGATGCCTGCGAACAGGAACACAGATCGGCGACGTTGCCGGTCTGCTTGAGTTGTTTGGCGACACGGATGGCCAGTGCGTCCTCGTTCATTGGGAGCGGTGCCACGCTGTATTCCAGGATGCGGCTCTTGCTCACAATGCGGCGGATGTCCTCGGTGCCGTATCGCTTGAAGTCTTTTTGGTTGGGCTGACGCACTTGGATGTACGCAAAGCCGATGGAGAATGCTTTGACAATAGGCGGATCTGAAGCAAACATGGCAAACACTTCATCCGGTTGCCATCGTCCGTCGTAGCCTTCTGGCCGCTCTGGGAACTGTGTAGTCGCAATGATGCCGTTGTCCGCATGCTGGATGCTGGTGCAAACGCCACACGGCTGGGCATAATCGTGATTGTAGAACACGGTGCCGGTCTTCTTGAAGCGCGAGAAGTCGATGCCTTCTGGCACCACCACTTCGCCTTCCTCGTCCACGCGGTCAGTTGTGATGTAGGCCACCACGGATCGCTTGGGCTGGTCGATCTGCAGATTCTTGATCTGCAACTCACGCCAGACGGTTGGCGTGTCGCTCTTCAATCCATATTCCACTGGGTCAAGATCAGTCAAGGTCATTCCTCAATCAGCACCGGGAGAATGTCGCAGCGGCAATTTGGGTGCAGCGGTGCACCTTGGACATCACCATATCGGACAGAGAAAGAGCCGCCTGCAGTTGTGATAGTGTCGCCCATCTTCCAAAATGGCTCATCAAGGTTGTAG